AACCATCGGGATTAGAATCAAGAAAGTTCTTAACCACTGCGAGAGAGAAAAAAGTCTTTCCAGTAGAAGACTCTCCAGCAATAGCAGTAATCTTATTCCCAGATACACCACCAAATACACTACCTGAGACCAGTGCATTAAAAATGTATGAACCCGTATCAACATAAGTTTCTGTCTCATCAATATCTGATGCGAGTTTGGTAAAGTCGTCACCAATCTCTTTTACAATATCTTTTAAAAAATCCATCACGCTACCATCCCGTATTCTTCACGAAGTATTTTTTTATAAGGCAAACCTTGTTCTCTCAGTTCTTTTACAAGTTTAAGTTTCTGATAAAGTGCAACATCTCCACCAAGATGCATAGCACTTACAATTGTATTCAGTTCTTCGTCGTTAATAGGCAAGTCCATCAAGCAAAAAATGATTCAAGGTTTACAGTTTTTTCTACAGACCACCCAATTGCATCAAGGATAATTTTGAGTGGTTCTAGAAATGCTTTCTCAAATTGTAGTTCATAGTCTATGTATTTGTCAAGATTAAGTTCCTTTGGAAACTCCTGAATAAATGAAATAATATTCTCATGAATAGTATTTGGTTTCTTCAGATAAATGAACTTGATCTTCTCTCCATTCTGAATAAGAGAGTATTTATTTGTTAGTTTATTCTGTTTAATATAGTGATTAAACAGAAGTGCTCCTCGAATGTGAATAGGTGTTCCCTTCATATAAATGTCAGATGAAGATTGATACTTCTGCACATCAGAAGCTGAGCGAGGAAATGAAATTTGTTCTGGAGGAAGTTTTCTAAACTCCTTTCGAGCATTCTCAATAAAGTCAATCACCTCATCTTCAGTTCCACTCATCATCAACTTTAGAGCATCCTTAATCATTTTACGACAAGGAGCAGGAGTAGAAGATTTAACGGCTTCGATCCCCATCATCTTTAGTTTGGGTTCTTCATAACGAACACCTTCACTATCCCATACATTTAGAATATATCGTTTCTTGGCAGTCCAAATTCCACGATCAGCGATATTCTCACGCTTCATTTGCATCTTCTGATCATAAGCATTCACATAGGTCGCCAGTTCTTGGTAAGAACTTTCAATATACTTTTCAAGTTCCATAGAAGCGACCTTATCAAGGAACGTGACAATGCTCTCAGTAGTTTTCTCTCTTCCTTTGTATATACGTTCAACCACAGGACCCATATTAAGGTAAATAGAATCAGTGTCTGAAGCAATAACATAATCAACATCCTCCGTCTTAAGAAGTTTATTCAGATAGGTATTCATTTTGTCCTCAATCCAGCGGATTGATACTTGACCACTCAGAGTGATTGCTTCGGCATTCTCAAGTTTATAATATCGAAAATACTGATTGCCAATAGCACCATAAGCAGAGTTTAGAGAAATCTTTTTTGCCATCTGAATGTTATTACAGCGAGCAATCTCTTTTACAAGTTCCTTGTTTTTGGTTTTCTCATACTCTTTCTTTGCTTCAATCATCTTCTTCTTAAAGATGACACGATCCTGATACATCTTCTCCATCAATTCTGGAAGAAATCCACGAACGTCTTTACGAAACATCGCACCGTTAGCACAGACAGCATAATCGCTGTACATCTCAAAACTTATTTGTTGATTGAGAATCTTATCTACAGTAACAGTTGGGTGCCTTTCATCTACCAGAGTTTCTGGAGAGATGTTGTACTGCATAATCAGGTGAGGATACAGTGAGTTAAGGTCAAAGTTCACAACCCAATCATACTTTCCAGGAACTGGTTCTTTCACATATGCACCAGCATACTTCTCATTCTTCTGAGATTTGTTCTTTGGAGGAATGACAATATTTCTCTTTTTGAGATAGTTGTAGATAATATTATCCCACATTCTTACCTGATAGAACACATCAGCATAGTTCACCTTTGCGTCATATGCCATCGTAAGAGCAAGTTCGATTAATTTCATCTTGTCTTCCAAACGGTCAACAAGTTCCACGTCAACGATGTTGTACTCAATAAACTTCTGCCAACCTTGAGTATAGAAGTCCTTAAAGGTATCAAACTCAGAGTGATCAAGTTTCTTCTGACCTAGCTCAACTTCTGCGATGTAGTCAAGTCGATATGACTCCTGTGCTTTATAAGTAAACTTCTTATAAAGGTCAAGATAATCTAGTTGAGTCAAACCACCAACATCAAAGGTAGTATGCTTTCTGCCCTTAATAAATTGCTCACCCTCAGTCACAAGTCCCCAGTTGGAGAAACGCTTCATCAGTTTCTCTCCAAGAATGCGATTAAGACGCTTACAAATGTATGGAATATCATATAACTGAATGTTCCAACCAGTTACCACATCCGGAACATTATTCATCCAATAGTTAATGAAGTGATTGAGAAGTTCATATTCACTTGGACAATGATGGTAAGTTACATTTTTCTGCTTATTGATGAATGGTTTTACTCCCCAAGTCATAATCTCTTTAGTAGTATAGTCCTGAATAGTAATCGCAAGAATTTCTTCAGAACAAGATTCTACATCAGGGAATCCTTGTTCAGAAGCAACCTCAATGTCCAGAGTTACAAGTTTAATTTTACTAATATCAAACTTGATTTCATCTTCTGGATACTTTTCTGAAATATATTGATAGATATATCGATCATTTCCATAGATCTCAAATCCATCAATCTCATCATATTTTTTATAGAACTCACGACAATCTCGTACAGTCCCAGGATTAATAGGTTCTACAGCTTCTCCACTTAATGTTCTATACTTAGAATCTTTTTTTGACTTTATAAAGAGAGTTGGAAAAAACTCATCTCTTGTTTCAAACCTTTTACCATTTTCTACTCCACGAACCAAAAATTGATTTCCAATCAATTGAACATTAGTGTAAAATCTCATTCCTTAATTAAGTCCTCATATTTTTCAAGAAGTGTCGGAGTTGGATCTGCAAGAGTTAAAATCTTATCCGAACTCATCATAAAAGTATCCTGTTTTGTATAACCACAAAGAAAAGGTTCAAGTGTTTGATCTTTTCTTACGACAAATGGATCAATTAATTTGCAATCAGGTTCCCCAATATCTGCACCAACTTCTTCAATCTGACTTATCAGAATCAGATTGTTCACCAGTGCTATCACTTTGATCGTTTTTTCCATTTTTCAACACATCCTTAATATACATTTCTTCGAGATTATCTGCAGGATTGGTCATTGTTATAACCCAATCTGCTGTAATTGGAATTACATCATCCTTTGTCAGAGGAATCCAAGGATAAAGAGAAATTCCAATCTGCGCTTTCTTTTCAGAATCATCTTCAGATACAATTGATTGATTGCTCATTCTAATAGTACAAGGTTTTTCCAAAAAGTAACCAATAACTCTTGTATTTTCACCTTCACCTATAGTCATTTCAGAAACATTGGCAATGATATCTTCACCAGATTTCAAAAGCAACAATTTAACAGTCATAAGACACTCGAACCTCTAGATATTATAGCAAGAAAAAAAGGAGGAGTCAACCTGGATTTTGCCAGGTGCTCCTCGCGCCGACGATATTCAATTATATTTATAGATAATCTTTGCGCTTATGGTGGTCAGGGACAATTTTCTTTAAGTTGACAGAGAGGAGTCCGTCTTCAAAGGTGACATCTGCGACTTCTGTATCATCTGCCAGTGTCCATGCTCTTTTGAAAGATCGTTGAGCCAGTCCCTTATGGACGTAGTTGGTGTCGGATTCCTTATCCTCTTTTTGTCCTTCGACGAATAATTTCCCATCTTGTGTATAGACATAGACCTCCTTCTTCTTAAATCCAGCAAGTGCAAGTTCAAGTCTCGATTCTACATTGCTTACTTGAACAAGATTGTATGGGGGATAATTGGAAGTTGTTTCATGAATTTTAAAGATACGATCAAAATATTCATCCATTCCAATTGTGTTGCGATTAATTCTCTCTAGCAACGCAGGAAGATCCGCAGCTTGATATTTCATCAGATTAGTCATTATGGTAGCTCCTTAAAAAGCGAGTTTGTATTTTGTGGACCCTTACGGCATCCATTACTAATTATATAAGAAATTAAAAAAAGTGGGGTGTTGATAACCCCACTTGTAGCGATTTTCCTGTGTAGCGTGTCGCGCACGAAAAGCGACATCAGTATTTAGATATCGGAAGATTCTTGTGATACTTTCTTTTTACCAATGTTATATTTTGGTTCAAGAATCCAATCACCCTTATCTTTGTATGCTAGAACTTTAATCTGATTAAGTGGGGCAATATCACTCACAGAATCTTCCTTAACGATAGTAATCAGTCCCCAGTCAGCAAGAAGTCGTACAATACGATTGCGACGCTGAACATCATTTACAGTTAGGTTTGCATGTTTGCCATCAAGGGCAAATAATTCTTTAAAGTGAACGATGAAGTATCTGCCTTGCTTATGAAGAATATGGCAAGATTGATACAATTTTTTCTCTTTTCTCGATGCAACTCCGATGCGTGTCAAAGTTTCACGAACTTTCAGAAAGTCATCAGGTTCATTAAGAATTACTTCTACCATCTGGTCTTGAGACCATTCAATAGTAGGTTCTACCGTAGTAGTCATTTAGTTCCTCCAATATCAAGTCGTTGTTTAATGAAAGTAAGTTGTTCTTGTGTCAGGATTTTCAATGCTTGAGATGCTTTTTCATTACTATAACCATAGTACTGTTTTACACATTCTAAGTCTTTGACCTTATCCTTTCGGAGCCAGGGAGAAAATCTCTTCCTTTTCCTAAGAGTATTTAGATAAAATGAATATTGCATATCTTTATCGAGTTGATGATGCATATTCATTTCATTAGCATACATCACACAATCAATATGACCAGATAGACAACGATTAATAATATATGGAGGATAAGATTTAATATCTTCGGATAAATCTTCCTTTGTGAAGTTAATAGAATTTAACCAATCTTTAAGTTCGTAAGTCATCGTATAATTTGAATGTCCTCATCATCGGTCCAAAGTTCGACCTTAGTTCTAAACCTACCTTCTTCTTTGAGTTTTTCGTAACGCTTAGTTGCTTTCTTCTTCCACCAAGAAATAATATTCTCTAGATAGAATTTATCCCAGTTTGGACCACGAATGAGTTCTTCTTGTTCTCCAAGAATTACCTCACGGACATTTGAATACCCATACTCACATATGTAGAATCTTTTCTTTTGAGTAAGAGCGAAAGCAGCGTTAATTACTTCATTGAACTTGGAAAGTTTTTCTTTGTCTTCAAGCGAATTTCGAATGATAGAAATCATCTTAGTTTGTCGCTTCATCTTTTTTGAAGATGCTTTATTATCAGTAAGAGGGGTATTGTTATTAAGAAGAGTAAATCTATCATGAAGAGTATGAAATGCTTCATCATGAAGAAGTGGAAGAAACTTGCTTTCAGTCAGTCCTTTATATCTCATAAATGGTTTGAGACCATCATACTGAGATGCATCTGTTGTTGAACCATACAAAGATGTAGTTTCGAATAAAGCAATATCCTTTTCAAATACATTATTAAGCGTTTCTCTTGCATAATGAGAACAGCAGAGAAGTGCAAGAAGTTTACCTCCAAGATAGTTGTATCCAAATGGTTGCGATGGAACAATCACAAACCCCATAGCCGCATGGCGATTAAAGATGGAAAGATTAGGAACTTTACCTAACCACTCATTTCTCGGTTTTGAATTAATAGTAGGTGATCCAAAACGAATAAAACCAAGAACCTTTCTAGTATTCTTTTCAAAAATCATCCAACGAAGTTCTCTCCCAGGAATATTTGACTCATTGTTGTGAGAAGATACTGCTCTCAAAAGAGTATTGTAATGTTCTTGTGGGAGTGATTGTTGAAATCTATCTCCGATAAACTTAATATCAAACTCCATATCTTCTGGATGAATATCTTCATTAAAGAATTCATCCTGAAGTGGTGCAAGTGTATTAGTACCTTTAATGACTTCTTTCTTCACAAAACGCAAATAGTCTTCAATATTTCCCATCTGAGAGAAATACTTAATAAACTCATCTGCAGCCCATTGGGCATCTTGTTCAGAAATAATCATTTAAATTCACACTCCACCATAACTTCAGTCAGTGCAGCAAGGAGATTAATTTCTTGGTCAGCAACAAAAGCAATTTGATACTGATACTTGGCAATAATTAAAACTGCTGCCGGAATTGATGCAGGAACAAGGGATTCATAGAGTGAGTCATAAACCTTGCGAAGGATTACTGCAGAATCATTGTCCAGATTTGAGGTGACCCATTTACGAACTTCAGTAAAGTTCTTCTCTTTCAGGTATTTGATTAGTTCGCTTACAGAAAAGTCCGAGAAAGATGCAAGAATGCCTGCGTCGATTTTCCCTCCCGTAGAATATCGTTGGCATTCGTTGAGAACGCGACGAAAATC